GATGGAAGAAACCCCGCCGCTAATCCGCCGCAAGGCGGCCCCTGCGCTTCGTTTCTTCCATCGGGTGGGCTTGTCAGGCTGGAAGAAACCCCTGCGGGGCTTCCTCCATCAATGGCTTGGCGCCATTGAAACGCCCGCCAAGCCCACCCGATAGTGGCAATTGAATTTTTAAAGTTTAAATTTTCCAACCGCACTTCTAAACTTTACGTTTCAAAAGAATATCACAATAGGCATCAGCGTTGATTTTTTGAGTAGTAATTTTATCAACTATGAACCCTGCATCTAAAAGTTCCTGCAAATCTGTTCCTGATAAATAATTACTTCTCAATTCTACATACTCACCGGGCAAATCTATGCCTGATATTTTTTCTGTTTTCCAATATCTAACCCACGTATGAGCATTGGAGCTAATAATGTTGAAGATGATTTTTTCCATTTTTTTTTATTTATAGTTAATAATTCCCTCACTAAAATTTAAACTTTAAAAATTCAACTGTTCGCTTCGCCCACTAACATCAGCCTTAACGCAAGGCTCGTTCCTCGCCCAGCGTAAGGCTGCGGAACGTTATAGGGCATTTAAGCCCCACGCATACCAATCAAAGGTGGAATATCGCAACCATTATCAATTCCTTTTACATCTTCATCTGTTACGGTTGTTTGAATGTACTCCAAACGACCTTCATCATACCATAATGCGACAGGCTCTTTACCTTCCTTTTCGCATTTTGCAGTAATAAGATACTGATTGCAACCAGTTAAGTAGAAGCAAGTACCTGTAATTGTTCCTTTGAAGCCTGTGATTTTCTCAACAACTTCGTCACCATTTTTGAATTTAAACTCTTTAGTTACCATAATGATTTTAATTAAAACGCCCTATAACATACGCTATACAAAAGCAGGGGCGTACTGCTAATACAAGCGGTGTGCATATATTTATCATTTGTACAAGGCTGAAAGGGAATGCATCTTAATCCCTGCCTTCGTATAGCGTCAAACCGTTATGTCAAATTTAATTCCCAATGCGCAATCATTTCATCAATCATTTCATGGATGGTTGTTTCCGGCCTCCACACCAATTCATGCAATGTGCATTTCCCGCGCAATGCGTTCAATTCATTTGGCCGCATGTATTTTGAATCCGTGACAACGTGTTCACGATAGTCCATGCCCAATTTGCGGAATACCATCCGGCAAAAATCACGGACGGAATATTGTTCACCGGTTGCAACAATCTGATCCCCTGGTTCCGTATAATTCAAAATTGAATGCATGGCGCGCACATAATCCCGTGAATGTCCCCAATCACGTTTTGCACCCAAATTGCCCAATGTCAGTTTGGTTTGTTTTCCGTGTGCAATCATCACCGCCGTTTTCACAATTTTGTTGGTGACAAAATTGGATGCGCGGCGCGGTGATTCGTGGTTGAACAAAATGCCATTGTAACAATTCAAACCATACGATTCACGGTATATCCGGACCATGTTGAATGCATACAATTTCGCCGCACCGTATGGTGACACCGGGATCATTGGTGTGTTGATTGATTGGAATCCGTCATCATCAATTTGGTTTCCAAACATTTCAGATGAACTTGCCTGATAGAATTTGGCATCCGGTTCTATTGCGGACAACCGGCGGAAAATGTCCAACATATTCAGCACGCCAACCGCGTTGGTTTGCGCTGTGAATTGCGGTACCTCGAATGATATGCGCACATGTGATTGCGCGGCCAGATTGTAAATTTCATCCGGTTGAATTTCCATGATCAACCGTTCCATGTTCATCGGATCATTCAAATCCGCATAATAGGTTGAAACCTTGTCGGCAATGTGATCAATCCGTGTGACCTGGTTTTCTGGTGTTGAATTGCGGCGGATGGTTCCGTGCACTGAATATCCCAATGACAAAAGGTATTCGGCTAAATATGAACCATCCTGGCCGGAAATTCCGGTGATGAATGCAGTTTTGTTTTTCATTCGGTATCGTGCATGATTGTTTTAATCGGCGGATAGTTTTGCCATCCGGCCGCAATGCCTGCCCAATTGATGTTGTCCATCAACATGATTCCACGCGCGGCATCCTCCGGTGTCATGTAGTAATGGAAACCGCGATGATATTTCACATGATCCGGCGCATCGTATGGTGTTGACAAATCCCGGCCGTCATACCTTGCCAACCGCAACCATTTGGCCGCATGTTCGTCATCGGTCAGTATCATCCCGCCGCGTCCAATTGGTATTGGTTTTTTTATCTGGAATGAAATGCAATGGAATGTTCCGGCAACATACATATTTGGTATCCATTGAACCGCGGCATCAATGATATTGGTTCCAATGATTTGATATTTGCCATCCCATGCCGCCGGCAACAATACCGTTTTGCGGAACCGTTGGCAAGTTTGGAAAACTGAAACATATGTTTGCTCCGGGATGCCAATGGTGTTTGGTAATACCTGATTCAGTTCCATCCATGCCAAACACAATTCAATTGCATGTGTGCAACAATCAACCGCAATGGCATATTTGGCACCGGCAAATTCGGCAACCTTGTTTTCAAATATGTCCACCAATTCACGCGGATCATCAAATTGGTATCCGGCGTCGGTCGCCATTTGTATTTCCGGCCGGCGCAAATGCCCTGGGATTTTACCCATCGGCCACGGATTGTATTTATATTCTGTCATAATAGATCACGATTGATCAACAACACGTTTTGGAATGCACTATTTAATCCGCAATCTTCAATCATGTCAATCTGAAAATTTGCAACTCTGCGAATTGCCCGAATGACATCATATGATTTGCCCTGTCCCCGGTATAGTTCATTTTCTGTCACTTCAATTTTCACCAACTTTGTTTGACACAAAATATCCTTGATTGAACGCACAACATCGTATTCATACCCGTTTACATCAATCCAAACCAAATCTACATTCACAACATCCTGAACACCCTCAAATAACATTTTGCCTGTAATTCCGGCAACCTGTTTCATTTCATCAAATTTGTATTCGGGCCAAAAATCCAAATGTTCAACCGGGCGCAACAATGATGATGATTGCGGATGATTGGTGCAAATGTTTATCCATGAAATTCCGGCAAATTGTGTAATTGCCACCGGCAACACATCCAACCGCGGATGATCCGGAATCAGTTTATATGACAACGGTTCAATTGCAATTGCGCGTCCGCCTGGAAATTCATTCAGGAAATCCAATGAATCACGGCCATCAAATGCACCGATGTCAATCATCAGCGGATTCGGATTTGTAATGTGGTGTCTTATGTCTGCAATTTTCATGGTTTGGTTCCTTGCAAGTTCAATGATATTTTGGTTCCCTGAAATTCCGCGCGGCTGCAATCATCAACATGCGGTTCAAATTTCCGGATGGATCCAAATCCGGCCATCAACAAGGCATCGCGCAACCGCCGGAAATCAAATGCGGTTTTGTGGTATATCCATTCGCGGCCCTTTTTCATGCGGCCAAACAACGGACCAATCAGGACAACGCCGGTTTGTTTATACACCTCTGCAATTGCTTCAAAATCCGGAACCGCAATTTGTATGGTCCCGCCTGGAACCAACACGCGGTGTGATTCGCGCAACATGGTCATTGCCTCTGCGTCATCCAGATATTCCAACATGTGCGATGCGTAAATGTGCGGGATGCTGCAATCCTTAAAATCCTGCAATGCCTTGTGATCCTGAATTTCAACCCATTTCCCGTTTGGGTGCAATCCGGAACCGCCGATGTTTATTCCAAATTCATTCATGGCAATTGGCATTTTTCCGGAATCGGCAAAATGGTTTTGATGTCGTTTTTCCTGATGGCTTCATGTACTTTGAACACGCCGGACACCAGACCAAAAATCAATCCCGGTTTCCCTGGTTGCTTTTCAAATTCCCACGGCGTCAATGAATGTCCATCACCATCCAATGTTGGCATGTTTGCCAACAACCAATCCCGATTCCAAATGGCCGGTTGCGTTGATAATCTGTATTCAGATTTTTCATCAACGATAAAAATGCCATCCGACATGTGATGTTTGCGGCGCATGGCCTCATTGGTCAAATTGCATTTTGCTGTAATATCCCACGATGCCATCTCAAAGAATGGTTCATTGGCAAATACAAATTTGAAATCAATCGGGTTCACATCGACAATGATTGAATCATCCATCATCCACACAAACCATTTCGGTTGTTTCGCAAAATACTGATGCAAATCATCTGTAAAATATTTCGGTCCGCGCTGATGCCCCAATGAAACAAATTTCAACCACGCCGGCAATTGAACCGTTGGCGTGTCGTATCCAACCAATTCAAATTCGTGTTGGTTGATATCGAACCCATCGGCATTGATGACATGATGTTCAAAATATTTGATGAACAACGGCAATACATGGTCACGGCCATTCGATGTTGTGATGATGAATTTCATTGGATGAATTTTTTATCCTCAATGAATTTGTTGAACGGACCGGATTTGTATTCCAGAACAATTGTGTTGTCCTCTAAAATTTCATAATTGTGACCGCCCTGCAATGTGATTGATGCATCACGTTCACACAATAATGTTTCAAACAACAACGATCCATCAATGTCATAAAATGAAACCTGAACCGCCCCAGACAACACCACCCATGATTCACACGTTTGGTGATTAAACCGCGGATTGTGGACATGCATGTGTGGCCGGTATGTTTTGCCGTTGTCCTGTTTGATTGTGGCAACCTGCAATGAATATTTTGCATCAACGATATCATCGCGATGCGGGGAAACAATTGCGGCCTGTAATTCTGAAAACCGCTGAATGATGTGTATCACCTCACCGGTGATTTTTGATTTGATGTGTTGTGGCATATGTATTCAATTGGTATTGCAAATGTAAAATAAAAATCCAGATCATAAAATTCCGTCCGTTGTTTTTTTGTCGCGGCCTCTTTCTGGACCCCTGGTCACATGTCCGGCCCACTTATCAAATACTGATCCCATGTCAATTGCAATTCCACCGCGGTCACGGAACCAATTGCAATATGTTTTCCCGACAACGCCGGCGCCAACCAGACACAATGATCCGGCAATCTGGTCCGCATGTTGATCCATCCAATCGGCCGCGCCCATATATTGTTTTGGCCAATGCGCCGGACCATTGTATGTGGTAAACATCATTTCCGGCGCGATGTGATATGACTGGATTTCCTTTCCGGTGCGTTGCTCCAATTGCCTGGTGATGTTGCGGCATGATATATAAAAAATGCGCGGTGCCGCATCAAACAATTCATCAATCCATGAATAACCGTCATTGATAAAATTTGATCGTTGTTCAGTCAAATGATAATGAATGTCAATATCACAAAATTGTTTGTGTAAAACCGGGACATGTTCGACCAATAATGATTGACACCGAAACCAATGTGAATCGGGATCATCCAATTTTTTCCCGATGGGGATTCCAATTATATCGGCCGCGGCCAATGCTTTGATCAGAATTTTTCGAATGGTCAAATGGTCATCCATTGAAATCCCATCGCCCAATTGCCGCCGGATGACCTTTGCCATCAATGCCGCCGCGCCTGGATTCCTTACACCATCCAACATCATTGATTCACCATCGCCAACGCGAATCAATGACAATGGTTGTTGTTGATGAATTGCCGCCACCAGTTTGGTCCCAATTTCATGTGTGTTCAAATATGTCATGCGTTCAAATGTTGTTTGTTGTGAATGCCTTGCCGCAACCGGTATGTGTGCCAAATATACAAATTGTCCATCCGCATGATTGGTTTCCCGGATGCCACAATTGCCCGTGTCCAAAACGTGTCCACCCCGATTGCGCCTCCCTTGTCCAAATATTCCGGTGCAGGCGTTTCCATCCATGTCCGTTTGGAAATCATCATCAGGAAACCGGAACATTCCCCGCGGTGCAATAGTGACGCGCTGATTGGTTCGGCTTCAATGCGTTCCGCCAAATGTATGTGAAACAACATGGATGCATCATTGTCAATGCGTCCGCCGTACAATTGTTCCTTAGCCAATGGTGAAATCCGGTTTGTATAGCATGTGAACACGCCGGTGTTTGGATATTTGTCAACGTATTGTTGCAACAACCGCGGTTGTGTTGATGTCAGAAACATGGCATCCACATCCATGATGCACAACCAATCATCATCATCAATGCGCGCAAACGCGTCATTGTATGCGCGGCCCAAATTCAAATCATTCCGGAATGGTGTGACAATATGAATCATTGGATGGTGTTGTGTAATTGCCAATTGATTTGTGATTGGAATTGATCCCAATTGTATCGGCCCGGTTCCAAATTGATATTGCGGTTGGTGGCCGGATTGCTGCGGTCAATTGTGATGACCATGCAACCACAATCAGCCGGATCAACCCAAACATTGACACCAGGAATTTCAAATTGCAGTTGGATTGCAGGACCGACACAACGGAACACATCACCAAACCATTCTTTTGTTTGGCGCGGCACCGTTGCCACCTCCGCGGATGGCGGCAAACAATCGTGAACAACAATGACCGATGCGCGCGCAATATTCCATGCATTGTTGATGTCCCTAGCCACCTGGTCGGCATGATGCAAGCCATCAATGAAAACACAATCCATTTGCGCCGGCGATTTCTGAAAATACTGATCCGATGTTTCAATCAGCAGAACACCATCATTCGCATATTTTTTCAACGGTTCCGGATCCACCGCAATTTTCATTTTGCATTTGACGCGGTCAAAATTTATCCCGGCCTGATATCCTATTTCCAAATAAGATTGACACCGGTGTTGTTCGATCAAATGATTGATAATGTCCCATCGCATTGTGTTTGGCTTTGTATTCATTTGGTTTGATTTATGTGTTTAAATTTTACGCACCCAGGCAACCAGGGCATTTTGCTCAATACAATCCCCGACCGGCCGGCAACGTGGCAAATGCTCAATTGGTCCCGGTGTGATGCACATTCAATTTCGCGCCACCACATTTCATTGAATCCATTGACCAATGGCGTGTTTGGCCGGATGACAATTCCGGTTGCAACAATATCGGTATTGCCGTATAAATGCAGCAACGGCCGGACGCGCGCGGCCGTATCTTTGCCCAACCGGATGACCGCATCAATTTCATCAGATAGTTTATCGCGGTCCGGATGCTTCATGACAACAACACGGTTGTCAATTCCTTTCATTCCGTGAACGCACGTTTTAATCATGGTCCAGTCCATCACCCGAATATTGGAATCAATCCACACCGAAATATCATGATCCGGTAAATACCGGTGCGGCATTGCTTTTATTTTGCGGTGTTCCAATCGCCCTGGTTGCGCAATTGCCCGAATATCATGCCAACCATGATGCGCATGAATTGCGCGATGTTGGTCAACATAACAAACCGCCAACCATCCCGCCGGAAATGTCATCCCGATCATTTCATCGTAGTGATTCAAATTGGCCGTGAATACAACAACTTTCATGTGATCAAATGACGGTGTTTTTTGACATGATATGACAACGATGATTTGAATGAACCATAGTCGGCAAACTTGTAATTGCGTAGAATGCCGCGTTTGATTTCGTTTTTATATTCCTCTGTGAATTGCTTTTCCGTCATCCAATATGCATCCTCGTGTGATGCGCAACATCCGCAATTCAGAAAGTATTGCCGAATGAAATTTGGTGTGTAGTTTAGATTTGCGATTGTTGTCATGTTTTACAATTTGAATCCAGGTTCATATTCCGGTTCCGGTTCTGTTTTCTGCGAATCCAGTATCCCGGCCAATGCCATAATTTCGGCAACCGGTCCATCGACTTTGTCCTTTGACCTCTGTTTGTTCACCTTTATGTTACCGGTTGAATCTGTCAACAACAATACATTCCCAATCATCCATCGCTGAACCGGATTGTTGTTGTGCTGATTTTTCCCATCCTTTACAATTTTATCCAAATGCGATGTTGGCGCCGACATACTGGTGATGGCCTGTGAAAACCCAGACATGTTGTGTCCATCTTTTATCAAATCGATCACCAATTGTGTTGCCATCCGTGGATCGTACAATATTTCCTGAATCTGAAATTGCGTGGACAATTGGTTGATGTCGCGGCGGATGTATTCGTGATCGGTTGCGTTGCCCGGCGTTGCCACAATAAACCCGTCACGGATCCATTGCCGCATGTTATCCCCGACACCATCACGCCGTTGGCCAACTGATGATTGCGGAATATAAAAGCGATAAACATTCCGATATGTACCGGATGGCATCGGGAATTTCAGACACAACGCGCAAAAATCATTCTTTTGTGCCAAATCCAATCCGCCCCAACATTGCATCCCGGCCAACTCTGATTCATGGAATGTTGTTTGGTTTGCCATCCACACATGATCCGGAATCCAGGTCACGGCGGAATCCACCCACAAATTCAAATTCTTTGTCTTAAAATCCACCTCGCGCCGTGGTGACTGGACCGCCTGATTAAATTCTGAAATCAGAAAATCCATATAAACGGACACGTTCAAATTCGGATTGGCTTTGATCCAGGTGCGTTGATCCATCCAATCGTCATCATCGTCCAATGTGTAAATGATGCCAAATGTCCGGTCATCCTGAATCGTGCCATTCAATATCTGGATGATATAGTCCCGGTATTTGTAACATGGACCGGATTTGTTGTAACCGGCGGTTGTCACTTTATACGACACCGGATTTTTCCGGGATCCCATTCCCGTTTCCATGACGGCAACCGCATCATCATTTTCATGCGCGTGGTATTCATCAATTCCAACGGCGAATGGATTGGAACCATCCTGTTTTTTGGGATTCCATTCCAATGGACGAAACACGCCGCCGGTTTGAACATTCACAATCCGGTGATTGTTTTTTGAATTGTATGCCTTGCCAATTGCCGGATCGGATAAAATTTCCGATGCTCCAACCTGTGCAACCGCGGCATCAAAAATATACAACGCCTGATCCAGTTTTGTTGCCAATGAATAAACCTGTGATCGTGGTTCGTTTTCTGCAAAAAATAGTTTCAGCAATATGGCGGCAACCTTTGTTGACTTTGCATTTTTGCGCGCCACCTCCTCATAAACCTTTCTGAATCTGCGATTGCCATTTTTGTCAACCCATCCAAACAGATTCGCAACAATGAATTGTTGCCACGGTTCCAATATCAAATCACGGCCGGACCATTCGCCCTCTGTCAATTTTAGGTTTTGAATAAAATTGATTGCCTGATCCGCACGGTCCTGGTCAAATATCCATCCGCGTTTTTTGGCGGTTTTCAAATCATTCAAATATCGTTTACATGCCAGAATGGTCAATTTTCCGGCAATCACTTTGCCGCCGACAACATTCAATGCATACTGATAATATTTGGATGATTCCAGATTCATCCGGTTTTACCCTTTAACATATCTGAAACGGATTTTGGTTTTGACGCGGCGCCGCCAACCTTTGATCGTGCTGCCGGTGTGATTCCAAAATTCTGCCCGATTTTCAACGCCATGTCAATTGACTTTTGCGCAACCGTGAACCAGGGATCAACCTGTTCATGTCCGGTTTTGGATTTGTAAACCGGCGGCCGTTTTTCCATTACCTGAACAGAATAATTGTACCGGCCCATTTCGCAACAATAAGCAACCAGCAAATCCACATCGATCACGGCCAACAATCCATTTTTTTTCAATTCCGGAATTGTTTTGCGCCAAACCAATGTCGCATGTGTTCCCAATTTTTTCGGCGGTTCCAAATCGGACACCAAAAATGTTGGTTCCAATTCAACTGATGCAATTTGTTTTTCCCGCGATTTTTTGATTGTTCCGCGTTTTGTTTTTTCCTCTGCTGTCAATTTTGGCCGTCCACGCATAAAATAAAGTTAAAATGTTTTAACCCGATATTCAGATTTTTTTTATATAAACGCATTCACCGAATTGTGAATTTTTGCATCAGATTCATATACAATTGTAAACGAAAACGGCCGTTGACAATTTTGCCCGTGTGGGAACAAAAG